TATAGCGAGCTTGGAGGAGGACTGGCCGGAGATTTTTCTCCAGGTGCCCTTCGAGGCCGATGTCTTCGGCGATGACTTCCTCCAGGCATATAAGGCGCCCACGAGCATCCATCTGAAAGATGGCACTACATGGATCACGTCCGAAGTCCTGCCCGATGAGCAGTGGGTAAAATCGGTTCGGTTCCAGGTTCTCCCGTACGTGGAACGAACTCTTGAAGCTATCGCGGAATACTGCTGTGCCGCTGGGATCGTTTCCAAACTGCGCGTGAACGTACCGCTTGACCCAATCCTGGTTGTTGTTTCGGGCGGCTCGTTCGTAATACAGGCGACCTTGAGCGAGCCTCCGAGGATGGTCTACTGGGAGCTTCAGTGTGTCAGCTGTTTGAGTGAGCCACTCCAGATTTTCGGCGAACTCCTCTAGGCCGCCCGGCTGGATGAAAACTTCCCAGTCGATGGGTTTGTCGGTGACCATGAACTTATGCCAGTCGGAGTTCTCCGTTGGCATGTTGGTATCAGCGATGACGCCGAACCACGAAGGCACACCGCGGTCGCCCGAAGGGTAACGTCCGCATCGGCCGGCGATACCAGCCACGAGATTGACGTCCATCTCGATGCACTCTGACATCCATGCGCCAGTGAGCTGCATAGACAGCAGCCGTCGCTGGTCTTCGGCCGTTTCCAGAGGCAGTAGTAGCCACTCGCTACGTACGTCGCCGAACTCCACATGGACTACGTTGTCCATCACCTTGTAGCGCGAAACTGCATGCAGCTTGTCCTCAATGTCTTTGAGGACCGTGTCCTTGAGCTGCTTGAGTGTCTGCCGGACAATTGCGAAGCGGGTGTAGCGGTAGCCGTCTTCTGCAGTGGCCTGCTCGCATGCACGCCGAAAGAGTTCGTAGATGCAGCCGGTGGTCTTCCCGGAGCCGATGGGGCCAGCTAACAAGCGGCCGAAGTGATCATCCTTCATGAACTGCGCCACTGTGGGCGCAGCCGTGTAGTCAATCTTGATTGCCATTTTGCCCCGCGGTCTCCAGGCTCAGATCAAATACATTCTGCTGGAGCTCGTCCGCATCGTGGTCGATTACCTTGGCAGGTACCTGCTTGGTCATCTCCAGTCTGGCGTCGGCGCCCATGTTGATCGTGATCACGACCTTGTCGGCCATGTCGACGCTGTCTATCTTCTCGTTGCCCATCTTGGCTAGGCGGGATGCGTGTTCGAGCCCCTTGACGACCTTGAGCAAGTCCTCCTTGGGGTTCACCATGCGCCGGTAGAGCTCGGGCAAGAACTCCTCCACGATCGCTGCCGCCTTCATCTCCACTCGCTGCCGGGTGTTCGAGGCGGCTTCCCATACCTCTTTCTCTGCCGTAAGCACTCGGGTGAAGTACGGGTTCACCTTGATGCGCTCGAACTCTCCGCGGCTGATACCGTGGAGCTCAAGGATGTCGTCAAGGGGCCGGAGGTCCATTGCAATTTCCCGCGCAAGCTTTACCATGGACCTCTCGCGGTCCGAACCGGCGGGCAGAGTGGGGATATAATCAGGCGGCAGGCTTAGGTCGCTCATGTTGTGCTCTCCTGCGAATTAGCATATAGGCGAAACATGGTCGGAGTTCTACCGCAATCCATCAGCCCGTCAGCCGCGCCGCAAGGGGTCATCCAGGTGATCCCGCCCGGGGCGCTCGACCGCATGGAGGCGCAGCAGAACAAAAAGCGCGCCCAGGCCGAGGATGCCGCCGCCCACGACGCGCAGGTTTCCGAGCTTGCGGCCACCAACCTCGCCGGCTACATCCGCGGCCGGTTTGAGATGATGCGCAACCACCGCAACAACACTACCGCGGGGTGGTCCAACCGGCTCATTGCGGCACTGCGCGCGTTCAACGGCCAGTACGACGCGTCGAAGCTGCAGGAAATCCAGAAGTTCGGCGGTTCGCAAATCTACATGCGGCTCGTGGCCGCCAAATGCCGCGGTGCATCCAGCCTCCTCCGGGACGTCTACCTCCAGGGCGACCGCCCGTGGGGGCTCGACCCCGGGCCGGACCCGGCCATTCCGCCGGAGGTCATGCAGAACATCGAGGGGCTGATCCGCGCCGAGATGCAGCAGATGCAGGCCCAAGGCCAGCAGATCGACCCCAATCAGGTGCGCGACCGGCTCACGCAGCTGCTTGAGGCAGCTCGGCAGGCGGCGAAAAACAAGGCCGCGGACAGCGCCAAAATCGCCGAAGACAAGATCGATGAGTTCTTGATCGAGGGGCGGTTCTACGAGGCGCTTGCGGAGTTCTTGGTCGACATCGCGATCTTCCCATTCGCCTGCCTCAAGGGCCCCGTGGTCCGTGTGGTGCCGGGCATTGACTGGAGCAACGGTACGGCGATCACGACGCAGAAGCCCCAGCTGTTTTGGGAGCGCGTGTCGCCCTTCGACATATGGTGGACGCCCGGCGTGTCCGACATCGAGAACGCCGAGACCATCGAGAAGCAGCGCCTCACACGCGCCGACATCAACGACTTGATCGACCTACCAGGGTACAATCGCGACGAAATCTATGCGGTGCTGGACGAATACGGCCGCGGCGGCCTCTCGGACGTGTGGGACCAGAGCGACGCCGAGCGTGCCGACATGGAGAACCGCGAGAACCCGCTGATGAACCGCAGCGGGCTCATTACATGCCTCGAATACAACGGCAACGTACAGGGCAGGATGTTGCTGGAGCAGGGCATGGACGCCAAGTACATCGGCGACCCCATGCGCGACTACATGGTACAGGCGTGGCTCATCGGCACGCACGTTATCAAAGTCCAGATGTCGCCGAGCCCGCGCAAGCGCATTCCCTATTTTATTACTTCGTTTGAGAAGGTGCCCGGTACCCCGCTGGGTAACGGCCTCACGGATATTATCACTGATCTTCAGGAGGCCACAAACAGCGTAGCTCGCGCGCTGATCAACAACCTCGCAGTGGCGTCCGGCCCGCAGGTGATGGTTAACGACGATCGGCTGGCGCCCGGCGAGGACGGCGAGGACCTGTATCCGTGGAAGCGCTGGCACTATGTGAACGACCCCACCGGTGGCAACCAGCAGGTGCCGATCAGCTTCTTCCAGCCGACGTCCAACGTGCAGGAGCTGCTCAGTGTACTGGATAAGCTCAATGCAATGGCAGACGATGCGTCTGCTATTCCACGGTATCTATCTGGTCAAGGTGCTGGCGGTGCTGGCCGTACCTCTTCTGGTCTTGCTATGCTTATGGCAAATGCCAGCAAGGTTCTACAGACGGTTGCGGCCAACATTGATCGGGATGTCTTCCAGCCCGCGCTGACCGCGCTCTACGACATGATCATGCTCACAGACCAGTCTGGCTTGCTGACCGGCGATGAGAAGGTGCGCGTCATGGGCGTGACTGTCGCCATCCAGCGCGAGACGCAGCGCGCCCGACAGCTGGAGTTCTTGCAGATCACGGCGAACCCGGTCGACATGGCGATCATTGGACCGGAGGGCCGCGCCACGGTCCTCTCCGCGGTCGCAGACAGCATCGGCATGCCCGGCGCGAAGATCGTGCCGAGCGAAGACGAGATCAAGCAGAAGCAGCAGGCTGCCATGCAGATGCAGGCGCAGCAGCAAGCTCAACAGGGTAACGCCGCTGCGCAAGCGCAGGGCAATCAGGCTCCCCGCGGTGGTAACGTCACGGGAGATCAGGGACCGCGCGTAGCAATCGCGGGTGGTCCGCAATAACCCCCAAGCAAAGGAGCACTCCATGGCGGGTAAGGGTAAAGTGACGAAGTCGGGCACCATGACCCCGGTGCGCGGCGGTCCCGGTGGCAAGGTCGGCAAGCAGGGCGGCGCGACGCCAGCTGTGGCTGGTCGCGTGTCCATCCCGGGCAACAAGGCCGGCGGTGGCAAGTACGCCAAGGGCGGCCCGAGCGGCAAAGTCGGCAAGCAGACCGGCTCCATCCGTTCGCGTCCTGGCGTCGTGACGACGGTGGGCCGCTGATGGCGAAAGCATCGGCGATGCGCCCGGGCTCCGGCGGAGGCCCGATCCAGAACGCCAAGGCGCAGCCCAAACAGCGGCAGCAGTACGGCAAGGGTACGCCGGCGGCTGGCAAGCACCCCGCCAAGAAGCCTGGATTATCAGGCGATGGGCCGAAGTCCCGCAAGGGTTCGCCATTCGGCGCCAAGAAGAAGTAGGAGGCTCGATGCCGAACCCCGTACACAAGGACGTCGTACACGGCAACAGCGCGTTCTCTGTCGCGATCGCTGCCGTGCAGACCAATTTGGGTGTGGCTGTCAACAGGACAGTCGACATCCAGCATACTGCGCAGACCATCATCAACATGCAGAAGACGCTCAACGGCTTGGGCAAATTCCCGTCAAACCAGATCAACAAGACCATCGATGATCAGCATTTGTCGGCGAAGCTCATTGCGGTTGAGGCTGCTGCAAACACTTGAAGACTGCCATGAAGAAGCCGAAGATCACCTCTGGCAAGGCTGCAACGCAAGTCAAGCTAGGTGCTTCGGCTTCTTCTAAGCCGCCGAACCCGCTGGTTGGGCTGATGAAGTCCACCCCGAAGGACTACAAGAAGACCGAGCAGGAGCAGTACAATGTCAGCTTCGGGCAAACGGGGCTCACGGGCGAAAGCTAGTGTCACGTCGATCGCTGGGGACAAGGGCGCGCAAACGCTGCCGGACCGCTCGGCGCTGATGAAGCTCGCCAAGAGCAAGAAGACGGCGAACGACTACTCGAAGGCTGGGCCTAGCATCGTGCAGAACGGGACTACCATTATGGGGGAAACGCAGGAATGAGCGTCACGCCGCCGCGGCACAAAGACCTTGCGTGCATGGCGCTTGCTCGCCTCAAAGCAACTTCTCCTCAGACTTTCGCGGAGATTGTCGGGCTCTTCAAGGAGATGCGAGATGCATCCTTTGTGGAGTGTGTACAGGCTCCGCACGACCGGGTACAGATCATGCAGGGTAAGGCGCAGGAGCGCGCCGAATTTGTCGCCCTGTTCGAAACCTGCACTGAGCAGGCAAGGGCTGTCGAAGCCAAAATGCTCGAAGCCAAAATGAAGGAGAAGAAGTGATGGGTACGAACAATCCGAACCTGCCCTCGAACGTCCTGTCGGACGAAGAGGCGATCCAGTACTTGGCTGCCATCGTGCAGGCCATGCGTACCGGCCTCTACACTGCGTTCACCAGCAACAACCCCACCCTGACCGCGGCGCAGATGGTCGGCGGGGCCATCGAAGTCTCGGGCCAGACCGCGGCGCAGACCCTGACCACCGACACGGCTGCGAACATCATCGCGCGTATGCAGGCGCTGGACGCGAACGCGGCCATCGGCTCCACGGCGCAGATGTCGGTCGTCAATGACAACACCAGCTCGGGGGCGGTTACGGTGACGGCTGGCTCCGGCGTCACCATGGTCACGCCGAACCCGGCGGTTGCTATCAACTCAGCGGCACGGTACCAGATCAAGTGGACCGGCGCAGGCGCCGTTTCGCTCACCAAGAACGGCTAACGACTACTACGGGGCCGGGTGATCCGGCCCCAATTACTTCGCCTCCAGCATATCGCCTAGCAACCCGGCCTATCCTCGCGAAGCCCGGCCTGCAGCCGATGAAAGAAACCCATGGCAAAAGAGAGCATCGTAGTTAACCGCAACCAGCCCGATCCAGGCGTGCATGTCCCGGATGCAGTACGTAGAGCTTCCGCCGCTGCCGATGCAGCGATGCAGGCAGCACAGCCACAAGAGCCGCCGAAGCCGGCGCAGAACCCTCCAGACGATCAGTTCATCAGCATCGTGCAGGCTGATCCTCCACAGCGGTTACCCCAGTCGGTAACGCCGCAGGAGCCGTCCGTAGAGCCGCAGAAGAACGACCCCCCGCCGCCGGCACCGGAGAACTGGGAGCATCGCTACAAGGCGATGGAGGGCCGCTACAGGCAGGCTGCAGAGGCACTGCTGAGTGCCAATTCGCGTATGGAAGCATTGGAGACGATGCTCGCCAACTTGCAGACCGCGCCCGCCCCTGCCCCGCGGCCGGAGCCGCCTCCGCGCCGGCAGCTCATCACGCAGAAGGACATCGATGAAGTCGGACCTGATCTGATCGACGTCATCCGCCGGGCTGCGCAGGAAGTAGCACCCGACGTGACCCCGCTGCAGGCCGAGCTTGAACGGCTGCGCGGGCAGGTGTCGGGCACAGTGCAGCATGTGTCGCAGAACGCGCGGCAGCTCATGCACCAGCAGCTGGACGACGGACTGCCGGAATGGCGCACCATCAACCACGATCCAGAATTTCATGCATGGCTGGCCTTGCCAGACCCATATTCTGGTGCTACTCGTAAGAAACTGTTGACGGACGCATACGAGAATAATCAAGGTCATCGTGTGCTGTCGATCTTCAGAGGCTTCGCATCCGAATTGGCTGCTACGCGTCCAACCGAGGACCCCTCGTTCGAACCACAGCCGCTGCCGCAACAGGCAACGCCTACTGGGCCGACACTGAAGGACCTCGCTGCACCGGGCAGAGCGAGAGTTGCGGCGGCACCCCAGGCCCCCGCTGAGAAGCAAACTATCCGCACATCCGACATCAACGCTTTCTACGCAGCTGTCCGCCGAGGCGAGTACAGAGGCAGGGAAGAGCTCCAGGCCAAATACGAGGCCGAGCTCAATCTGGCGATGCGTGAGGGGCGAGTGATACGGAACACGTAGTCACTTCTCATCATGAAAGGCTGAAGCGCCATGGCGTTTCCCGTCGCAACAAGTTCAACCACTCCTCCCATCTATCCCGCTGGATCGGCCGGTAACGGCCTGTCCGGGACTGGCTTCATCCCGGAGATTTGGTCCGGCAAGATGATCGAGAAATTCTACGCCTCGACCGTCCTGGCCGCCATCTCCAACACCGACTACGAAGGTGAGATCAAGGCGCACGGCGACAAGGTGCACATCCGCACCAAGGCGACGATTACCATCAAGACCTACTACGCTGATGCCGCGCTGGAGCTGGAGCGCCCCCAGGGCAACCAGATCATCCTCAACATCGACCAGGGCCAGTACTTCAATACCATCCTGGACGACGTGATGGCGGTGCAGTCCGACATCAACCTCATGTCGATGTGGTCGGACGACGCCGCGGAGCAGATGAAGATCGTCATCGACCGCGCCGTGCTCCTGGCGCTGCTCGGGCAGGCGGACGCGGCCAACCGCGGCCTCACCGCCGGCAAGTTGTCCGGCGCCATCAACCTTGGTGTCACCGGCACGCCGCTGGCAGTGGTGCCGACTTCGCCCACCACCGGGCAGGTCGACGTGCTCGACTGCTTGATGCGGCTCGGGCAGGCGCTCGATGAGCAGAACATCCCGGAGACCGGCCGCTGGGTCGTGCTTCCTGTGTGGGCTGCCGTCGCCATCAAGCGGTCGGAGCTGCGGCAGGCGTATCTGTCGGGCGACAACGTGTCGATGCTTCGCAACGGTCGGCTGGGCATGGTGGATCGCTTCACGATCTACACCTCCAACCTCCTGCCGTTCGGCACCGCCGCGGGCCTCGCGTCCGGCGAGTTCGTGATCTTCGCCGGCCACTCGCATGGCCTCACCTTCGCCTCGCAGATGACGAAGATGGAGACCCTGAAGTCCGAGCTCACTTTCGGCCAGATCATGCGCGGCCTCCAGGTCTACGGCTACAAGGTCATCGACGGTACCGCGATCGCGCAGGCGATTGTCACCAAGGCCTTCTGATCCCTCCTCCCGGAGTGATACTGGCGGAGTGGGGCTACCCGGCCCCCTCCGTCTTTTTCGGAGGCGATGATGGCTCTTGAGACGGTAGCTGACTACGTGCGGATGACGCGCACGCTCCTCCAGGACACGGTAGACAGCCCCTACCGGTACCCCGACGTCGAGCTCGTTGCTGCGCTCAGCGTAGGTATGGGCGAAGCGAAACGCATCCGGCCCGATCTGTTCCTCAACCAGACGCTTCCAACGTACACGGTCAACGACACCACAGTGGTGCCGTTTGAGGAGACGTACCGCATGGTGCTGGTCTACTACATGTGCGGCCACGTCCAGCTGAGAGACGACGAAGAGGTGCAAGACCAGCGCGCCGCGGCGTTCTTGTCGCTGTTCAACAGCAAACTCACGAGTGTCGCATGACCGCAAACACCGACGTCCAGCGGCTGATCAACAACGCGATGCTGCACCTCCCCGGATCAACGCTCGCAGTGATGCAGGTGGAGCTCTACAACGTCATGACGCAGTTTTTCCAGGGCTCCAACGTCTGGAACGAAGACATCCCCCTCACGATCCCCGGGCAACAGCCGGTGGGCACGGTGTACTTGCTGGCACCACAGCAGCCCGCGGCAATCGACAAGCTGCTCTGGATTTACACAAAGTCGACGGACCCGAAGGGGTTGCGAGGGTCGCAGGTTGGCGGCGCCATGGTAGTGCCCGGCGAGCTCACGCTCAACAACCAGCCGAGTAGCGCCCTCGACATCATCGTGACCGTCGCGCTCACGGTGCAGGACCCCATGGACCGGGACGGCTACGTGCAGTTCCCCGCGTGGGTGCTCCAGAAGTACAGTGACATCCTGCAGTCGGGGCTCATTGGGCGCATGATGGCGCAGCCAGTGAAGCCCTACACCAACATGCAGTTGAGCGTCTTCCATATGCGAAAGTTCGCGAGCGGTGTGTCTCAGGCGCGAATTGACTGGACCCGCAACAACACATACCGCCAGCAGGCATGGCGTTTCCCAGGCTTTACGAGGGGCTCGCAGCGCGGGCGCTCGTCCGGCTGGGCCCAACCGCAGTAAGGAGCAGCCGTGTCCAAGAGCGACTTCCTAGAGAATGCGTTGCTGAAGTTGATCTTCAACGCCACCGCGATTGCCAACATCGCGGACAACGCTGCGTCGTCGCCGC